CTAATACTCTGGACTTTCTGTTTGGCACCACTTTCCAGAGCAAGTCTTTTGTTCCAGAAGGCACGAATATGGATGGTGGTCCCAGGAAGGAAGTACTGGTACCTGGTCTGATTATTAGCCTACCTGGTGAGGCTGCTGGCAAGACCACCACTCCTCCATGGGATGTGGCTCCAGTGGCTCCTCGTAACTTACCTCCGACTCCTAGTATGCCGGTTGCGCCTCAGGCTTCCAATAGCACGGCTCGTGTTGGTGGGTTGGCGCTAAGTGCGGCTTTGAAGTTGGGTGACCGGTTCACCCTGCAGGGCGTTATGGCTCAGGTCATGCAGGACTTGGCTGGTGATCCTCTGAATCGGGATGCGGCGGCTGGATTTGTATTCAATCCTGAGTTCGTGAAGCTGTTGAATGGTGCTGGGTATCAGGTCAATGGATACAACGTTTCTCGGTAAATGATCATTATTAATAAAGGATGGTAACACAATGGGGATATTTCAGAATATACTGAAGCTGGGGCTGAGGATTGTGCGACGGGTTGTACGGGTAGTGAGGTTGGCAGTAAGTCGCATAGTGCGGTTAGTGGGGCGGAAGGGTTAAGGGAGACGGGATAGAGGGGTCGGGATGTGGTGGTGTGCAGAGGTAGGGGAAATCGCTTATAGGGGCAGCGATTCATAAATGGCCCCTGAGGATGGATGAATGAATAAAAAAGGAGTCCAGATGGTAGCTATTATATTCTTTGGATTAAGCGCAATATTACTGACTTTGGTTGTTATCCACGTCAATCGACACAGGTAATCCCACATGTATCAGAATACTCTAATCAAAATTATGGCTGAACTAGAGCGCAAGAATAAGCTTTCCTTGTTATTGGCTGAACAATTACAATCGGAATACTATAAAGGGAAAGTAATAGCTTATCAAGACGCTCTAAAATTATTAATCAATAATGAGTCTAAGTAAGGTTACATAGATGCCCACATTAATCACCATACCCCATGCCCTTGAATCCATAGCCAATTCTTTTGATCCACCCCAGAATCGAATGCCAGGTTGGCATGTTACGGATTTAAAGAAAGCTGCTGATGCCATTGCTAAGAAGCAGGATGTACCTAATGGTGGATGGGAATGGGAAGGAGATACCAGCGGTTTAATGGCATGGGGTAGGATGTGGGAAGCATCGGTTAGATATTGGGTGATGGATTATACTGGGCGCATGGGCTTTAAGGTTACCTTCTCGGATGTCATTGAAGCAGATGATATCATTGGTAATTTAGATGGCATGGTATATTCTAATACAGGTGAGGGTATCGCCATAGTGGAGATGAAAGCCACTACTACTAAAGATACTGATCCTTTAACTAAGCCTAACTGGATATCTCAGGCTAAGGCATATTGCCATATGGCTGGAGTAAATCAGGTATGGTTTATAGTGCTTCATATGCCAAGGACTGGTGCGCCGGAAGCAAAAGTGTATCAACATATTATCACCTTTGAAGATTGGGAGATCATGGAGAATTGGCAGATGCTCTTGAGTGCTAAAGCCTTTATTGAAAGATGTGGGAAGAAACTATGGAAAGAATAATGAAGAACATATTGGACATTATCACCTATATTGTTATGGGCGGTCCAAGGATGTTGAAAGCTTATCTACGCGCTCGGAAAGATTGGAATAGTGATTATTAATGAATAAGCTTGTCATGTTATCGGCATTCGTTACTATTACGATATTAATTATATGGAATGTCATCCTCAGTAGTCGATTAATGACATTAGAGAATTACACTGAGTACATGGCAGATTATATCAATGAACAGACTCTTGCAATTAACAATCATACCTCTGCCTTGCAATATCTCCTAGGTCAACCTATAATAATAACACCTGATACAAAGTCAGATTCGATTTCGGATTCATTGTGAAGGAACGCATTCATGGTTACCAATAATCAAAATATCCTCAATCAACTACGAGCAGCAGGATTTCAGGATCATCTACCCAAATCTCCAGAACGCATTATAACTAAGATTGGAGGTGAGGAGAAGTCCGGTAAGACTCATTTGTCACTCACTGGTCCTCAGCCCGTAGTCTATCACTCCATCGACATAGGCACTGAAGGTGTAGTAGATAAGTTCCAAGATGCTGGTAAGATGGTTCTGGTTAAAGAGATACTCTATAAAAAGGGTGAACCTCAGTCTGTATATCAGGATATGTGGCATACCTTTAAAGAGGATTTTGCGTTAGGCTTGACTCTAAATGAAGGGATGGTGGTAGTAGATACATGGACTGAGGTATATGAACTGGCGCGATTGGCTAAGTTTGGCAAATTGGAACAAGTTCAACCTCACCATTATGGGCCAGTGTATGCTGAGCTTAGAGGTTTGATACGGGAAATCTATAACACCCGTATGTCAGCGGCATTGCTTACTAAGATGGCACCGGATTATAATACTAAAGAGCTTACCGAAAAGGGATTCGGTGATACAAGTTTCTTGGTTCAAATGAATCTCCGCACCACACGCTCCATTGGATCTGATGGCTCACCGGTCTATTCTGTATGGGTCAAGGACTCTCGGCTCAATGCCAAGCGCATGACTAACCTTACTCTATCATCGGCTAATGAAGATGGGATTGATAGATTCAATTTCTCGCAATTGATCTGGTTGACCAATAACTGGGTTTAAGGATAAGATATGGAACGATGGATTGATGCCCTGATAGGCACCTGTTGTATTTTGACTGCCGCATTTGGCATCCTAGTGCTAATGGGTGCCACTATAATCATACTTACTACACTTGGATTCATATGACGCTTTCATCTCTAGTCTCTCTATCTCCACTCTACATCACCAATGAACCCAATGATAAGGATCTGGTAAAAGCATTACCAGATTCTATTGCTTATGAATTGAAATGTGGGGATATCAATCATCAAGGATATTGGGTAGCTGGCGAACAGATCTGGATATGGGGTGAGAGAAAGAAACTTAGTGACTTAGTCACATGTGCCTTAGATTCTGGTAGGCTCTTACGCCAAGTTCAAGAAGCGCATCAAGCTGGGTTCAAGTTCCTCTATCTCATAGTCGAAGCCACCTATCGAGAATCACCTGTCACTGGCTTACTGGAAGTACGCAAGCCTATTCGAGGCGCAAAGGGTCAAGGCACATGGACTGCTTACCATATTAATCCAAGAGATTCTAAATCTGCCACTGTCCCATATAGTCGGATCCGAGGATACCTGAATCAACTCCGCTATTACCTGGGAGTCCATGTCTATCATACGGCTTCGGTGAAAGAGACTGCTGCCACCGTTATGGGCATCTATGGCATGTTCCAAGTGCCACCTGAATCTCATAATACACTCAAGCAATTCGCTACTACACCAGAGCCAGTTGCATCCTTCCTTCATAAGCCTAGTTTGATTCGGCGTATGGCGAAAGAACTCCCTGGCATTGGATGGGATAAGAGTCACGATATAGAATTAGAACTGAAAACTGCTAAGGAATTATGTCGGGTTCTGGCAGAAGGTGATAGAGAGAAGCTCTTGGGAATTCCAGGTATCGGTAAAAAGACAGTCGATAATATTCAAACAGCGATAGCAAAAAGTGAGGATTAATAATATGGAACTCTTTGGAACAATCATTACTGGCTTCTTCTTCGGATGGGATTATCTCCAATATATGATCTATCAGATATGGCAGAAGGTCTTGCAATTAATCTCAGATTGTTGGATGATATCCAAGGAATCCAATTAATCACATGGAGATAATGAAGCAATTGAGACTGAAGAATCTATGGACCTTTATATTTGGAGGTGCAACAAAGTTTCTTCCAATACGGAAGAAACTGTCACATAATCGCGCTCATGCATTTCGTTCTGTATCATCGGATCGGGAAATAGTGTATTACTTTGCAATGGCTTATGCTAAAGCTCACAAGTATCAAACGGATCTGCATGAATAAAGCATCTTGGACATTAACAGTGATTCTGGTATCTATTTTCTTATTGGGTATTATGGGATTAATAATAGAAGGTTGGAGGTAAACATATGGCGATGATGGGGATAATCTTTTTTGTGTTATTAATGATAGCAGTGACGTATACAATGTCATGGATTGTTATGTCATTGATTATGGCTCTACTGTTTGGCAAACTGCCTACAGTCAATAATCGATTGAAAAACATCATTAAAAAGTAAATATTAATTCTAGATGAATAGTACGCCAGATGTCAAGTAATATTTGACATTAGTGTGACATCCCCTTATGCTTATGTGAGGTAAGGTATTTTAGATCAGGAGGCATTATTAATGGTTTGCAAGAATGGGTTACATGGGGCATGGAGGGGAACTGTTTGGGTGGTTACCAAGTGCGATCATCAGCCGATCACGGTCCAGGTGGTGAGGTAATGAGATTTCGTAAGCACCACAATACAACTCACGCACGCAGAATCTTTGGGACCTTAGCAGTGTTACTGGCAATGCTAATAGTTCCTCTTACCATCATGGGTTTTCGTATTGAAACGATTGTAGGTGCTGTGACTGTTGAGGAAGCTATCGAGATTAATCCTGAAGTCTTTGATGTGACACTGTATCCTGGTGAGAGTTTTACTCAGGTAGTGACTCTAACGAATTTGAGTAGTGGTGCATTGGCTATTACTTTGGTTACTACTGCTGATGCTGGCTTGATTGTTACTGTACCAGCGACGGTGACGGTTCCTGCTAATAGTAGTGTTAATATTAATATTCTAGTTCGTGCTGGGGCCAGTATAGTACCTGGTATCTATAATGTTCGCGTAGGAGTAGATCGATAAAACTACTGTTCCACAATTGAGATATTAGCCCTCTTGACCTTAATCTAAAGATCCCATAGGATAGATTAAGGTCAAGTTTTTATTTAGACCCAAGTGCATAGGAGGATCAACCATGAATCCATACAACGTCATCTATCCCAATATGTTTAATCCAGAGCCAGTTGATGAACTGGATCATTTCACTGATTGTAATATTTTTAATAATGACCTGTGCAACTGTGAAGAGATAGAAGATAACCGCAAATATGATGCTGCTGAACGTAAGTTCGATATGGCGCGAGAGTGTTACTAATATGTCTCGACCTAAGCCCAATGAATACACCCGCACCTTAATAGACAATAATCTGCACAATCTTATAGTGCGCCTTGACGCCACTAAATCAGCTATTAAATCTCTTGAGCTTAAAGAGAAAGAACTGATAGCTATGGTCAAGGCGGACATTCAGGATATCGAATGTGATCATCTTACCATTGAAGCGGAAGGGTTCACAGCTGGCATGTACCCGTCATATACTGTAACATTATCTGAGGGTGGCAGAAGTACTATAGACCGAGAAAAGCTTTTGGAACGTGGTGTAGATCCAGAAATCATAGCGTATGCTACCAGTAAGAGTGAATATACAACACTTCGAATCAAGGAAAACAAAGCAGATGTGGCACTCAAGCCGAAAGCTACACGGCGAAGGAAGTAATCCATGAAACAACTAATGATCCTCAAGTGCATGAAATGTGGCAAGATCCAATCCCAGACCATGAGTCGAGATCCGAAGATCGAGTTAAACTTATCCTGCTACCATTGTGGCAGTGACAGATAGAAGTAAGGGGGTAAACATTATGGTGAATATCGGACAAATAATTATTATAGATGCTTATTATGATAGTTGGTATTTAGGCCGGAGAGCTGAAGTTAAAGCTGTTATGCCTGAGGGTATATTAGTTTTTGCTTCCGCATCTGAGGATGGATATGGTTTATATGATCTACCTTGTTTTTTAGAGCATAGTGATTATAGGATTGATATTGCGTTATCCGAATGGAGTGAATTATTTTAATGGGTATTATTAGATACATCAATTCCAATATCCATGCACCAGAATGTGAGTGTCAAGACTGCGTCGAGATACGTAGCATTGAGCGTCGAGCCAATGAATACCGTAATCAAACGAGAAGCCAACCTATAAGTAAATCGGAGATATTCTATTTAGATCAATCCTATGATATGGTAGATATTCAACTGGTAAAAGATATTACTCCAGAATACGAATAAGAAGGAGATGGCAATGATTACACGGGCTGTAATTGCAGGGATCAGTGCTCTACTAGTTCTAACCGCTGTGCTAACTGTTAGATATATGGCATCTGATGAACGAGTCGATGATACTGAGATGATGTGCCACACTGTTAATAACGTTGAAATCTGTCACGAGGAGCATAACTAATGGCTAGTTTCTTTTGGTGTCCAACATGTCACAATTTCAATAAACTTCGAGAAGATGATCTTAAACCTTGTCAGTCCTGTATTGATGCAGCATGGGACAAGATGCTGTCTCAGATGCAAAGCGATAATGATAAAGCTCGTTATCCTCTAAGACCTACGAAACCTCATGGTTATACTTTTCCGGAATCAAACTAATTAAAGGTGATGAAATGGTAACCGTACAAGTAATCTGTGCTGGATATAGGAAAGATGATGGCAGTATCCAGAGATGCGGCAAACTGTTGAGTAGCTTTGAAAGTAAAACTCCTGGCATATCCCATGGTATGTGTGATGCCTGCATGAATACTACGCTGGCAATTGTTAAGGCGCAGAAGCAATTAAGGATGTCTAGGCTATGAATTACAAGACCTTTCTCTCCACTAAACACATCAAAGCTCAGCCTTTGGGTAAAGAAATCCATGCATTGGATATCCATTCATCTCTTTATCCCTTTCAGAATCATCTAGTTCGATGGGCAGTTTCAAAGGGTAGGGCTGCCATCTTTGCCGATTGTGGTCTGGGCAAGACCTTCATGCAATTGGAATGGGCTAGACTCATTGGCGGTAAAGTGATCATCATCGCACCTCTAGCAGTAGCCCACCAGACCCGAGATGAATCCTTCAAGCTCGGACACCCAATCCAGTATGTGCGTCATCAAAGTGAGATTACTCATGACGTGGTTATAACCAACTATGAGATGGTTGATAACTTTGACCCTGCATTCTTCAATGGTGTGGTATTGGATGAAAGCTCTATCCTCAAGTCAGTTGATGGTAAGACGCGTACGAAGCTAATCACACTCTTCAATCAGACTCCCTATCGGCTGTGCTGTACTGCTACGCCAGCTCCTAATGACGTAGCCGAATTTGCCAATCATGCTGAGTTTCTGGGGATCATGACGCGCCAGGAGATGCTGGCTAGTTTCTTTGTGCACGATGATGAAGGATGGAGACTCAAAGGCCATGCTCAAGATGCGTTCTATCGATGGATGGCATCATGGGCTATGATGATTAGAATGCCTTCGGATATTGGTTATTCAGATATGGGCTACATTCTTCCTAAGCTTGATGTTGAACAATGCATCATTGAAGGGGATGCGGCTAAGGTAGCTGCTGAGATAGGTCAACTCTTCACTCTAGGATTAAGTGGTATAGAAGGCCGTTATGCTGCCCGTAAGAATAGCGTAGATGATCGGGTTAAACATGGGGCAGAAATCATCAAAGCATCCAATGAACAATGGATTGTCTGGTGTGGATTAAATGATGAGGGGAATAAGCTGCATGCCTTATTGGCTGATTCAGTATCTATTGAAGGGGCTGACTCACTTGACAGTAAAGTCTTAAAGCTGAATCAGTTCCTAGATGGGTCTAAACGAGTCCTGATTACCAAGGTCAAGATTGCTGGTTTCGGTATGAACTTCCAGCACTGTCATAACATGATGTTCCTTGGCCTATCCGATAGCTACGAAGCATGGTATCAAGCCATTCGTCGATGCTGGCGCTTTGGGCAAGAATCCCAGGTAAATGTTAAAGTTGTCCTTTCAGACCTTGAACTACCTATCCTAGAGAACGTAATGCGAAAAGAGCAGGAGCACAATATGATTAGTCGGGAAGTCTCGCAACATGCCCAGAATATTCAGATGGAAGAACTGGGCATAGCAAAAGTATTAGATGAACCATATCTCACCTCCGATGCTGAAGGTCAAGACTGGAAGCTGATGCTAGGTGACAGTGTAGAGCGCCTTGCCGAACTCAATGACAACAGTATTGACTTCTCAGTCTTCTCACCACCATTCCTATCGCTGTATGTCTACTCCGATAGTACGCGTGACATTGGTAATAACTCCAATTTCAAACGGTGGATTGAATATAACATCTAACAATTTAAACACAACCACAACTATAAACAGTACCACTTCAAAATCAGGCACAACAAATGCATTCACTGTTGATATCATTGGACAGGATGTTTTTGGACTGCGAATAGGAAATCTTATCAATGGTTCTGGTCAAGGCGCAGGAATTCAAGCCGTGTCTGGTGAGATTGGAAAAACTGCCACACAATCGGGGGAAAGAGCTGGCTTTATGCTTTTCAAAGGAACTTTTGTTGACCCGGTCCCAGGAAGCGGATTATCAGCTGGTGCTGGTTTTCTATCCTATAACACAGAATCGCAATCATCAACAACCCAAGGAAGCGATTTAAGACTCGTTGCAACCACAACAGGAACAACCACAAGACCAACAATAGCATATTTACGCGATGGAAGAATGAACACAACCCTCAACTTTACAGTAGGGAATAACAATGGGGCAATAGTGGGGGCATCGGGAATAACGATTTATGATCCGGCAGGTAATCCACATTGTTTAAAGGTTAGTAATTTAAGCGGACTATCTGCCCCCGCTGGCCAATGCAATTAAATTTAAAAAAGGAGTATGATAAAATGAACATAAAAATAAAATATATAGGAATAGCAATAATATTAATGGTGGCGATAATCGCCCCATCAGTATTAGCAGATGACCCACAGAACGCACATTACATAGGCGGGCAATGGTGGAATGACAGGGGAGAAATAATGAATAGTGATTTGTGGACTGATTATACCTGGATCGATGGAATTACTATTTATGTGAATGAACCCCAATTATCATTTAGAGAATTATCTTTTGACAATGGGGAAGTTGTGCAACTAACACAGGGGGCCACCACAATAACACTCACCGCAGATACAACAATAACCCTCACTGTGGTAGGATAACCAATATCTGATAAACATTATTTGCAACCACAAACAGCATCATAGTACACAATATTGTGATGCTTAATTTTTTCATATCAATTGTATATTTATCATTTATTTTTTTATTTAAGGGTAGTGCCGAATAAAATACCCATGTAAGTATGAGCAATATAACTTTACCCACCACAAGGCCAATTCCAACATCAAATAAAACAAATAGTGCGTTGTAAAGTGGGTTAAGTTCTCCAAGTCCCACAATCTGAGTGAAAGCATACCAGGATAGCAACACATCAAGAACATTCAGTATGATGAAGTGTTTGAAATTGAGCTGCATGTTTAATCTCTTGTGTTCATATACTCATCATATGATATGGTGTGTATTCCTGTGCTGATCCTGGCAATATACTGTTCTTTTGTTTCATTATCAAAGTTTGTGTTTTCCATGTTTTATTACCTCTATTCAATAATCAACTTCTGAGTATATAAAACCATCTCAAACAATTGTCATTGTGATGATAGATACAAAAACAAGGAGCAATATAACACACACAAAGCCAAGCATTATGAATGTGTTTTTGCTCATGGCTTGTTCCATTGTCTATCTATCCAAACCAATATGATGATAAACACAACCCCGATGATTTCTGCTATCATGT